CCGCCTAGAGCAGCAGCAATCTGTATACGATCCATTTCAAAGCGCTTATTGATTTCGGATAAAATGCCTTCTTCTTGTTTTTGTTTTTTGGCAGCAGCGGCCATGGCTTTTTGTTGTTTAGTTTGTTGTTTTAACAATGCCAAGATTTCTTTTTGGCGTTTTAGAGCTGCTTCTTCCGCTCGTCTTGCTTCATCAATCTGTGCCTTTTGTGTATCTTGGCTAGATTTGCTAACAGATATGTTGCCCATACCTTGAAACCCTTTAATCTGTTTCAATAGGTTGGCGGCATTAGAAGGTGAAAAGAAGGAAATACGATTTTCAATAGCTCCAAATATATTGCCTAAAACACCTGCACCAGGTATCTTGCCTAATTCTCTAATCAAATATGCTGTTGCCGTAATATTATTGGCAATAGCATCTCCAAAACCTTTCATTTTCTTTGTAGCAGTTTCAATGGAATTATCGGCTGATAATAACTCAAGTGCAGTTATTAAAGACACGCCAATTGTTTCTGTTGCCTTGGAAGCTGCAACATTGAGCAAGTTCATCTTGCCTTCAAAACCTTCAACTGAAGCTGCGCCTTGGCCTGCAAACTGCTGAGATAGGATTGTTACAACTTTATTGAAATCCATTGCCTTAAGTTCGGCATCTGTGTAAGCTAAGTTTAAAGATTTCAAACCTTTTGTATTGCCTAAAAATGCTTTAGTCAAAATGTCAACAACGGAATTAATGTCTTTACCTGAGCCGGCAGAAACATCAAAAGCAAGTCCAAGCAACTCTTGGGAACGGCGAACTGATCCCGTTATTTGTGCTAACTGAGCAAATGCAGGTCTTAACTCATCATCTAAAATGCCTGTTTGTTCTTGTAATCTTTGTATAAATTGTTCAACATCTACTTTAGCGTAAGCCAAGCCGACATTGTTAAGTGATACAGCTAAAAGTCTTTGTGATTTGATGTCTGCATTTGCAGCAGATATTGCTTTCTTACTATAAGCAGTTATAGCGGCAGCACTTAGAGAAACGCCTATTACGCGGCCTAATGATTTGGCGCTTTTCTCTAACTTCCCAAATGCTTTATCTGCATCGTTAAATCCCTTTTTTTGGAATTGTCCAATGATATTAATTAGAATATCTGAAGAAGCCATTACGCCACCAATTTCTTGCTCTTGTCAATTTCCCGACCTACTTGGACATTTGCAACGTCAATTGCTTTCATAATCGCATCTAGGGCTTTGCCTCGGTTACGCCAATACGCTGCAAACAATAATCGGCCTGTTGTTTTTTGTCCTTGCCCTTTGTAATCTTTTAAGCCACCAATATCATTCATAGCACCAATAAAGGTACGACCAGCATTTGGGTTATTTGATTCGCTGCGTGATGATCCTGATGGGTTTGCTCTGCCAGCAGTTTCAATTATCGCACCTGCTGCTGATCTATTAAACAAAGTAAACATAGACACGAAGCCAGTTTTGTCTTGCCTATTTTTTGCTAGTGAATAGGTCAAACCTTTTTTTATTAAACTAGCATTGTAACTAGGAAACGCCCTTGCTCGGCCTGTTCGGCTTTTACGTTCTTTGCCTGTGTCTGTCCAGTTATACAGATTGCCGGGTGCAGAATTAGGCACTTTGCTTCTAGCATCATTTACAATTGGCTTGAGTTCTGCTTTAACTTTATTATCAAACTCTTTAAGCAAGTTAGTATCGTAATTTCGCAAGGCTTTTCTAAGCCCTACGATTCCTTCTACTACGATTGGCATTCTCTCGCTCTTTCGCCTGTTGCTTTAAGACTTCATAGAAAGCCTTTAGCAAGTCTGTGTCCATCTTGATAAACTCGCTAGGCGCAATTCCAGTATGGATACTCAGCTGAGCAACCCTATACGTGAAGGAATCGCGCGTTAGCCATTTGGGGAATCGTCTGCCACCACATCTACCGCAGCTAAAGTATCTAGAAACGCTGAGCCAAAAGGTTTGACATCAGGCGCATCAGCGCGGCGTAGACATTCCCATGCAAGCCAATAAATATGCTCTTGCTTTTCATCCTCGCGAAAGGCTTTATGAAAGCCTTTGCGGAACTGCTGCTCAAAAGCGTACTCTACTGCTGGCGTAATCTGATGATCAGACTTAGTGCCATCTGCCCTAGTAATAATTAGCTTTGCCATTTTTGCCCCTTTGTTAAATTAGAACGTGCCGGTGTCGGCTATCGTTACAACAGAGTTTAGCGTAAAGGTGATGTCCTGTGTTCCAATATCGCCAACGCCACCATTGATTGGGGTCAGGTTATTGACCAAAATATCAAAGGTGTAAAGCGGATTGGTTGCACCGACAGCAGTTAGTTTCTCCTGTAGCATTTTTACGGCAACAGTTGTGCCAAATGCTGCGCGGAGAGTTGCCATTACGTTTGCTGATGCTGTGTCATTCAAGAATGAAACAGTTAGCGTTCCAGATTCCAAGCCTTTAACAAACTTGTGAGCTGTATCGCCCATAGCGGTAACTTCAAGCTCATCTGCTGCCTGATTAAGTGTAACGCTTGTTACGTGGTCGCTCAGATCAACAGCGTTAATCTTAAGACCAACTTTGTTATTAAGAAAAACAGCCATTGCTATTCCTCATCTTTCTTAGTTGTTGGTTTTGGTGCTTTTTCGCTTAGCTCTACTTGGCCAATTTTGGCAAGGAAAGCCTCGCGTTCTTTGTCTACATCAGCCATGTTTTAGCTCCAATCGGATAGAACGCTGATTGATACTTCACCGGACAACAGATCTCCTGCTGTTCCGGTTAAGACCGCCGGGGCGCTGAAAGTTCCAATTGAATATGCAATTGATGATGCTTCCAGCTTGTTTACTATATTCAGATAATAATCTTCAATGTTAATTAGGTTGCCTTGGTTATCAAACATAGGTGCTAACACTATTAGTTTAAAGTTAACCTTAGGCTTGATGGTTTTGTAATGGTCATTGCTTGGCTCAATGTAAGGATCATCAGGTTGCACCACGATGCTATTAGCAAGCGGTGTGGCAGGTGGGAAGGAAAACACCTGCCACGCCGTATCATCAGCTAGCGCGGTAGCGATTGTTCCTCGTAGGGTAGAGATTGCTGACATTATCCTACTTGACCGCCCGGCGCTAAGTGATCCGCAAGTAAACCGCGAACACGTGCCATTAGAGTATTGCCCATGCGATACGGCGAAGGTTGAAAGTCAGGTGAAATACCACCAGCATTTGAAGCTTGGCGAGCCTGCCAAATGTCAACGGCAATCATAAGTGATGCTTCATTGACTTCAGCTAAAGTTGAGTAATCTACGTTCTGTGTTCCATAAACACGACCCCAAGGGGCTATAGTGTGATAAGCACGTGTAACAATTTGTGCATTAACAAACTCTAGCCAATCATCTTCTACTTTAGTAATTGTTTGTGATCCATTAAAGTGTTGACGGACATGCTCAACAGTAATGGTATCTCCTACCACAAATTGCTTAATGTTTTCATAAACATAAATGCGCCCTGTTGTGCCTGTTGCTTCTAATGCGTAAACGGATTGAGTGTTAAACCACAATTTAGCTTTAACAATGTTCTCTGCTGCTTGGCAACATTCTTCCACTACTGCTGAGCTGTATAAAGCACCAATGCCAAGAGCAGAACGCAGTTCCGCTTCAGTAACGTATGTTGCTGGCATTGTTTATCCTTTCTAATGTTAGCCCCGGCGCAAGGGCTGTGCGCCGGGGTAACTCTACGACTAGGCTAATTAAGCCTTGTTGAATCTGAATGCACCCTTTGGCTTCTTGGTCGCAAGTGCGCCATAGCCATAGAGTCCAATCTCAACCTTGCCTGAACCAACAGTTTCAGCACGGAGCTGTAGACGTGGTGATTCGTACCAGGTGAATGCATCGCGTGAAACGATCATAAGAGTTGCATCGCCATCGCCAGATTGTGTGTAATCAACGAATAGATCAAGTCCAAGTACGTTTCCACGAATTGCGCCAACTCCAACTGAACCGCCAGCATTTTGTGGCTGGATTGCGTTCAAGATTGGGCGGTTTGAAGAATCAACTAAACCAATGAGATTTCCCCATTGTGTAGGTGATGCAATTAAACCAGTTGCGAAATCAAATGTATCTGCATAGATAGCAGCTGCTCCGCGAGCGACATAACCGCTTAGCTCTGCGCCATCCCATGGAAGGGTGATTGTTGTTGCATCAACTGTTGCAACTGCTGCAATCTCATCAAATGCATAAGCATTTGTTGCCTTAGCGTAAGAATCAGCCATGAGTGCTGTAAGTTCTGCAAAGAACGCAGGCGAAGTTCTGTCAAGGACCTCTACGCTGAACTTCTGCATTCCAGCAAACTTTTTGACATTTACATCAAGATATTCAATCTCAACCTGAGTATCTGAAAATGCTCCACCCTCAGCTACCTGTGCAGTTGTTGGCGCAGTTTTAACGCGTGGAATCTGAAACTTCATTCCAGCATCAGGAAGAACGCCACCTGAAATTGCTTCAATTGTTGGGCGAACTCCAGTTGACTTAGGATTGATTACCTCAGCTAGTTGACGTGTTGGTACAAGACCTGGCACATCGGTTGTGGTATCAGTATCGGATGCTGCTGCAATCCATTGACGTGCTTCCTCTGATCCTAGAGCTGCACGTACTGTGTTTTCTACATAAAGAGCAGGGGTTACCTGGATTCTTGGCTTGGTATACATTGGTGCTGTAACAGTTGGGCGCGAAGCTTGAACCGCAGGGGCTTCAACCTCAGGCGCAACGGCTACGGCGTTTGTTGTGTCTTCCACAACAGCCTCGCTTTCGTTTTGGGTTGGTGTTTCTTTTGCAGCTTCATCTTCAGAAGCAGCAACGCTCAAAACTTCTGCACTTTTGAATGCAGCAGCTTGAACAAGACTTGTTTCAGCCATTCGGCTAGATAAAACGCGGTAAACATCTTTCTCGCGCTTGCCATCAATAACTTCTACGCCAACAGATAATCCGCTACGTAGTTGCTCTGATGCTTCAATAAGCGCATCATTTCCGCGTGTTGTATTTGAAATCTTAAAGGTTGCATAAATGCCATCTTCATCTTCACGATAAGAAACCATGCGACCAATCGGCTTCTTTGCATCATGCTCTAGTAATAGTTTTGGCTTTGGGCTTTCTGGAATCTCAATTGATCCCTTTTCAAAGACAACTTTGCCGGCAGATGTTTGTCCAATCTCGCCGCCAAAAGGAACAATCTTACCTGAGATGGTGCGTTCAGATATTGAGCATTCTAAACCGCTAGTAAACGTTAGGTGCATCTTCATTTCCATTCGGTGATAGGTTTTCCATTTCCATAGCTTGTTCTACTGTAATCAAGCCAAGGGTTAGCATTTTTTCAATGACGGCTAATCTTTCCAATGCGTTTACAGCAAGGAAAGCATCTTCAACGTCAAACTTTACAATGTTGCCTCGCGCCGTAATATCATCCATTGATAAGCGATCTTGTATGGCATGGACATACGGCGCAAGAGATAAGGAAACGAACTGACGGCGCTCATCTTGCACGTTCGCATAAGTCATTGACGTATTTTGATCTGCGCTTATGTAATATGCTGGAACATTCATCATTCGTGCAATTTGTGTTGCTGTGCTTTGTACTGCATCAACAAACATCATGTCGCGTGGGCTAAATGCTGTTGGTTGATAATCTAAAGTGCTAGTTAAGTAAGCTGTTGAACGGCGTTCACGTGCAGACTTCCAAGAAGCGAGAATTGCTTGCACTTCTTCTTGTGATAAATCACTACCGCTATTCTTAATGACGCCAGATGGCATTGGGGTTGCTGATGCAACACGCATCGCGGTTTCTAAATCAATTGCAGAGCGTAAAGTTCTTGCGCCACGTTGCAATACACCTTCATCAAGTCCAGTAAATGTAATTAGTGATCCAAGACCACTCATCGGCACATCTGTGCCATCAATTGTATATTGAACTATGTAATTGCTATTGGAATCGGTGCGAAATGAAACGCGACCAGGTGCAACCCATTCAAATCTTGCAGGTCTGCCATCATCAAAATAAGTTTCAGTAACGCGCCAATAAGCAACGCCAAAAAATAATAAACTGTCAACTGTCCAAGCTAATGTTGTGCTTAATGGTTGATGCACAGATGGTTGCTCTAGCCATAGTGGCTTGCCAATTTTTTCACCAGTAGATTTTTTGTATAAGCACAAAGGAAAACTTGCAATCGTTCCGGCTAAAAGATTTCTGCATCTGCTAACGCTTGGAACTGTCATCGCTTCATCGCGTGAAACGGAAGTAAGAACTGTTGGCAGATAGTAATTAAAACTATCTGTCATTAGCTGTGGTGCAGCTTGCGCCTCTATCTTTGCAGGGCGAAAGCGATCAAATAGACCCATCGTTTAATGATAGCATACAAAACGGACATAACTAGCATTTCAGGCATAGATTTGTGGCTTGCTTTGTGGCTTTAGCAATTGATGCACCACCATGGCTAATGAGATGGCAGCAGACACATCCCCAGCCGATTTACGGCGCACAATACGCCAACCTGCATCCGATTCTTTAGCAGCGCAGTTATTCATGCTGTCAACTAGGGTTTGCTGGCCTGCGTGAACTAATCTGCCATTGACTATGGCATCATAGAGATCAGAGCAAGCCTGATAAAACACAGTTCCCGACATATCCTGAATCTTGTGGCCTGATTGGCTCAATCGCTCAGCTACGCTCATGGTCGCATACTTATCAAAACAAATCATTCTTGGTTTGTATTGTCTTGCCCATTCATTGACTTCAATAGCCATTTTTAGTTCATCTATGGCTACTTGACTTTCAAATTGGGCTACTATGCCAACGCCAACCTTGCCATCATCCATAATCTGACCAGCAACTAGGCTTGCCATCTTTTTGTTAACCGATATGTCCATGCCAAATATAGTCAGCCTTCCTGGCTCTAGTTTTAGCTCAGCAAAGCCCAAATCCTCAAATGCGCGATAAGGCCAAGGCGATTTAAGCGCGCTTACCCATTGACAAAGCGTTTCAGTTCTGCTTGCTTCAACGCTAGATGTTGCGATGGCTTCTTCAATGGTTGCTTCATCAATTAAGTAGCCCAATGCTGGGTTTGCTTGATACCAAGCATCTTTATCGGTTATCTTGGCAAAATCATCCGCGCTGTATTCCCAATAGCCCATTGTAGGTGGTGGGTATGACAATGCCCTAGATCGTAAGTCATTTAATACGCTTGAATAGGCATCCCCGGCGTTACTCGTCATAAATATCTGCGAATCAGCCCGGGCTCTAGTGATTGGCTTGCTTGCTGTCCACGATTCTTCATCAATCTCACGCAACTCATCAATGTAGAGCAGATCCGCCGTCTTACCACGGCTGCCATCTCTTGTTGCCGCGACTATCTCATATCGAGCCCCACTAAGAAGCTCTACTGATTCCTGGCCATTGGCCACGCGGATCTGCTTTACCTGAGCCATCAAAGAAGGGTTCTCCTCAATAACCTCAACTACCTTGCGAAAGGTATCTAAGGCCATACCCCTATTAGATGACATAGCCACTATATTCTTTTCGCCAAAAACAAACAAACCAGCCAAGATACGTATGCGCGCTAAATGTGTCTTTCCCGATTGCCTTGCTACTAGCAGCAAAGATGTCTTTTTCTTGAACTTATTTTTTTTATCTACGGCAAGAAGCTGAGTAAGCACATATTCCTGCCAAGGTAGCAAGGTTTGATTGATCCCATCAAGAAACTTCTTGACCTCAGGCATCCTGGACTTGCCTTTATGTGGTGGGGTTTCTAATCGTGGTTTGGTTGAGCCCTTACGTGCCTTCTTCAATTAGCCCCCGGCTGACCTGGACTAATAAAGGGTGAATCAGCATCAACGTGGATTGTTGTGTGTCCGTTTTGCACCGATTCAGACCGATTTGTATGTTTTGGAGAGTTATTGAAGCGAAAGGCAGGGGGGGTAGACGCTGAGCCTAAAAAAATGGCATCCTTTTTTTTGATGTTACACCTTCTACACGCAGCCACCAGATTATCCAACGTATCTTCACCGCCCTTGGACTTGGGATATACGTGATCAACTTC